GCCCGATGATGGTGGTATCTGAAGGGCAGACCGATACGAATACCGCCCGCAAGCGCGCCGCATGGGAGCGCAGCACGCGCGCGGGGAAATCGGTACAGATCAATTATGAGGTCGCCGGGTGGGTTGCCACAGAAGGCGGGGAGATCTGGAAATCAAACACCATGGTCCCCGTTGTGGATTCCGTTTTGAAAATATCCGGGGAGTTCCTTATCGCTGAAATTACTTACCAGATCAGCGACCGGGGCAGCACGACCCAGATGCGCTTGACGCCGCCAGAAGCTTACGCGCCGGAGCCGTCCGATGATCTCAAGAAATCCAAGAAAACCAGCTCCAGCGTGGATGCGTGGTCGGACGAGGAAGAATAATATGGACCAGATCCGCAAAGCAATGAAGCCGATTTCAGACCGCGTAAAAATGATGGTCGCGCGCGGGGTACTGAAATCCATTCAAGACAGCGGCGGCATTCAAACCGTGCAGGCCGGGCTGCTGGCCGATGAGCTTAAGGATGGGATCGAGCGGTTTCAGCAATACGGTTTCACCAGCCACCCCCATTCCGGGGCTGAGGCCGCCATCATGTTTCTGGGCGGCAACCGGGACCATGGGATCTGCATCGCGGTTGATGATAAGCGGTACAGGATCAAAGGGTTGCAAGGCGGCGAGGTCGCCATTTATGACGATCTGGGTACGAAAATCGTATTGAAGCGTGGCAACGAAATCGAGATCACGGCGGAAACCAAGGTGCGCATGGTAACGCCGCGCTTGGAAGTTACCGGGGATATTATCGACAATTGCGACGATCAGGCCAATACTGTGAAGAATATGCGGGAGATTTACGATACCCACACCCATGCCGAGGATGCCAGCGGCAACACCGAAATACCTAACCAGCCGATGGGGTCATAATGGCAGATATTGAGCTAAACTGGATTGCGGCGGATTTTGGCGCGGATTTCCGTATTGAAAGCGGCGATCTATCCAAGGATAACGAGCTGCGGAGCGCGGTTGTATTATCCCTCTTTTCATGGCGGCGCGCTAACCCGGACGACCGCCTGCCGGATGATGATAGCGGTCGCATGGGCTGGTGGGGCGATAGTTATGGCACCACGGCTGACAGCAAGCTTGGCAGCCGCTTGTGGCTGCTGCGCCGGGAGAAGCTTACGCAAGAAACGATAACCCGCGCGGTCGAATACTGCCGGGAGGCCCTGCAATGGCTGATCGATGACCGCGTAGCCCAGAAAGTAGATGTCGAGGCCGAACGTAATTCAATTGACCGCCTAGACATTTTGGTTAAAATTACAAGAGCGAATGGTCAAGAAATCAATATGCGTTATGCAAACGCATGGCAAGCTATACAGCAGAGGCAATAATGGTCGACATCTCTTTTGCTAAACCCAGCCTTCAAAGCCTGATCAATCTGGCCGAATCCAATTTTAACACGCGAGTGCCGGGGGCTGATGCAAGGCTCCGCAACTCGGTCCTCAATACGCTGGCCCGCACGGTCGCCGGGCAGGCGCACCTGCTGCATAACTATCTGGACTGGATTGCCCGGCAGGCGATCCCGGATACGGCGGATGCCGAGAACCTTGATAATTGGGGCGGCGTCTGGGGCGTTACCCGCACGGCATCGAGCAAGGCTGAGGGCAGCGTTGTTTTTACCGGGACAAACGGGACCACGATCCCCGCAGGCACTGAATTGCAGCGCAGCGATGGCGAGCTTTTTATCACGACCGCCGATGCCACGATAAGCGCGGGGACCGCTACAGCGGCCACAGAAGCGCAAACCGGGGGCGAGGATGGCAACAGCGCCGCAGGGGTCGCCATGCGCCTTGTCGCGCCCGTTGAAGGTGTAAGCAGCTCCGGCACGGTTGCAGCCGGGGGCATCGTTGGCGGCGTAGACCCGGAATCAGATGACGGCTACCGCGCGCGCATCATCGCCCGCATACAGGCCCCGCCCCATGGCGGTGCAAAATCAGATTATGAGCAATGGGCGCTGGCGGTGGCTGGCGTAACCCGCGTCTGGGTTGCCCCTATTGAGCTGGGGCTGGGCACGGTAACGGTGCGTTTCGTAAAGGACGACAATGATACCCCGACCCCGCAAAACCTAGCCCTGTACGCGGAGGATTTCAGCCAAGCGGCATGGGCTAAAACCAGCGTAACCGTTGCCGCTGGCGGTGCCACGCACCCGGACGATGCCGATGTTTACAGCCTGACACCGGGCGCAGCCGATAGCCGGGTACGCCAGCAGATACCGATCTGGGAGTTTGGCGATTACACTTTTGAGATTGATCTCTATGGCCTTGGCGGCGCGCGCAACCTTTCCATTAAAATCTTTGCCGCTGATGGCACGACTGAGCTTGCAACGGCGGCGGTGGTTGCCCCTAACGGCTCATGGGATACGGTTTCAGTCACTGCCACGGTATCCACGGGCGCATCGATCTGGGTACAGATCGGCGGCAGCAGCACCTTCGCAACAGGCGAGGATATCGCGGCAACCAAGGCGCACGTTTTTATCGATACCGCAAACGCGGGCTATATAAAATCTGAAGCCGACGCGATTATTGGCAGCCTGATTATCCCAACGCAAGACGATGTCGACGAGGTGCTGGCTTACATCGATGATGATGGCCGCGCGCCAGTAACGGCGGATGTTTATGTAGCGGCCCCGATTGCCAAGCGCCTAGACATTACGATTGATAACCTTAGCCCGAACACTGCAGCGGTACGCGCGGCGGTCGAGGCTGAGCTTGCTGATTTGTTTTTCCGGGATGCGGAGCCGGGCGGCACTATCCGGGTTAGCCGGATCTGGGAGGCGGTTTCTATTGCGACAGGCGAAAGCTACCACGCGATTACAAGCCCGGCCAGCGACCAGACCGCTGGCACAGGCCGTATTTATGTCCTCGGCACGGTGACTTACACATGACCTGTAATGTAACGCCAGAAGATTACGCAAGAGTCCTGAAGCAGCTTCTGCCGCCGGGGCCTGCCATGCAATTTGATGGTGCCGAAACCATCGAGCAAATACTGCTGGCCTTGGCGGATAGTTATAACGCGGTGCATGACAGGTCATGCGAACTGCTGCGGGAAATGGTCCCCAGCAGCACGGTCGAAATGCTGCCGGACTGGGAGCGCGTTGCGGGCCTGCCGGATGATTGCGACCCCGGCGATGCCACCACGCTTGAGGCAAGGCGCAAGGCCCTGCTGGCGAGGCTTGGCGCGGTCGGCGGCCAGTCAAAGGACTACTTTATCGCCCTTGCCGCGCTGTTTGGTTTTACGGTTACGATTTCAGAATACGACAGGTTTACCGCCGGGCATTCGACGTGCGGCGAGGCGCTTACCAATGATGACTGGCATTTCACATGGCGCGTCAAGGCTGAAAGCCTGCTGACTGGGCGTTTCCGCGCCGGGCTTGGCAGGGCTGGGGAGCCGCTGCAGATTTTTGGTAACGAGATTCTGGAGTGCATCCTGAACAAGTGGAAACCCGCGCATACTTATATAATTTTCGACTATTCTGACATCTCATACGAGTAAGGAGCAAGACATGCACAGAATCGACCACTCCACGGCTGACGTTAGCGACCCTCTTAAGCCGCTTTTTACGGAAGGCAACCCCGGCCTCGGCGCTCCGGCGACCGTTGTAACAGACGACTGGCTGAATGATGTTCAAGAAAATATCATGAAGGTGCTTGAGGCTGCTGGGGTTACGCCAACAAAGGGCGATGAGGAAGACCTATACGATGCCCTGCAGGCCCTTTATGGCGGCGCGCTTACTACGCCCCCGCAATTCGATGATGATACCAGCGCGGCGACCACAGAGTTTGTTCAAAGGGCGCTGGGGAATGATCGAGGCTATGTCGGCCTTACATCCAACACCTCGCTTACAGCCGCGCATGCAGGTATGGATATTTTCGCGTCAACCTCAAGCGGCTCGATCACGCTTTCCCTGCCCGCCGCCAATTTACTGAAGGCAGGCGCGAAGTTTAAAGTCTATAACACCGGGGTCGATGATGTAATCGTCAGCCGAGTCGGCGGCGATACGATTGTTCTAGGGACAACCAGCAACACCGTTACGGCGGTCACGCTTAAGAGCGGCGATTCTATCGAGCTGGTAAGCCTTGGCACCGGGTCGCTTTGGTATCATTGCGGCGGCACCGGGCAGCTTGCCTATGCCGGGGCCTTTGCCGCATCGCTTGCTGCCAGCGGTTACCAGAAACTGCCCGGCGGCCTGCTGCTGCAATGGGGCCGCAAAAACTCGGTATCAGCGCCGGGCACCGCAGCGGTATCGTTTGGCCTGACATTCCCTAACGGGGTTCTGGGCGTACAGCTTACAGGCATTCAGTCCGCAGCGTTCGGCACCAATAACGCGGTTGTCTGCGCCGTACAGTCCAGCGGCATATCCACAACGGGCTTTACAATCATAGGCGATGAGGTCCAAGGGGCCGTAAGCGTTGATGTGTTCTGGCTGGCCATCGGTTACTAATAGGAGAACAGTATGAAATATTTTTACAGCAAAACGACTGGCGGTTTCTATGCCGACAATGTCCACGGCAACCCCGCCGATGAAGGCAGCGCCATACCCAAAGACGCGCAGGAAATCAAAGTCGATGAGTACAACGCCCTTATGGTTGCGCAGGTAAATGGCAAGGACATCGTCGCTGACAAGAACGGCAGTCCAGTAGCAAAAGATCCCCCGGCCCTGTCCGATGAGGCTTTAGCCTACCGGGCTCGGAACAGGCGGGCGGCGCTGCTGCGCGAGAGCGACTGGACTCAGGTTGATGATGCCCCGCTGGATAACGTGCAAAAGGCGGCATGGGCGCAGTACCGCCAAGCCTTGCGCGATATCACGGATCAGGCGAGTTTCCCGGCCACAATCAACTGGCCTACTGCGCCGGGCGCTTAAGCTTCACCACATTATCGGGCTGCGGGGCATCATCGATGAGATACGCGAGGTGCCCCGCGCCTACATGCGCGGCAGCGCGCAGGGGGTCATCAAGCAGGTGGGCATATCGGGCCGTTGTCTGCGGGTCAGCATGGCGCAGCAGGCCGCCAACGATGGCCAGATTCCCGGTGCCCGTTACGGTATAGCTGGCGAAGCTATGGCGGAGGTCATGCATCCGCAGGCCGCTTATCCCGGCATCTTCGCAAAGCCGTTTCCAAAGCCGCCGCGTTTCCTGCAGGGGCTGCCCGTATTTGGCCCCGGCGATTATGTAAGGGTTTCCCAGCGCCCGCTTGATACCAGCCAGAACGCCCAGCGCCGCAGGGGGCAGGATTACGTCCTGCGCCTCGTTTGATTTGGTATCAGCCAGCCTAAGCGTGCCCTTTTCGAGATCGACATCATCCCATTTCGCGCCCAGCCATTCGCCCTTGCGCGCGCCTGTATAGATCTCAAGGCGTACAAGCGCGGCAAACCTTGCGGGCAGCCCGCCCTCGACATCCAGCGCCTTAAGCGCAGCCCCTAACCGCTGGGCTTCCGCCGGGCTGAGGTAACGCTTGCGCTTTTTCAGTTTATAGAACTCGATCCCCCGGCACGGGTTTGATGCCTCCGGGCGCATATCCCAGACCTCGGCCAGATTCATGGCCTTCCGCAGCACTTCCAGCACCCGGTTGGCATTGGTTGGCGTTGCGCGCAGCCTGAGGTGCAGCGCCTGACAATCCTTTTTGGTTATGCTGGCGACCGTCCGTCCGGTTAAGGCGGGCAGGATATGGTTATCCCAATAACCACGATCATTCAGGGCGCTGCGCGGTTTCTTATATGCGGCATGCTCCCGCATATAGCGGTCCCGCAATTGCTCCATTGTAGCCAGATCCGGGGCCGGGCCTTTAGGGTTAGGCTCCTCGCCCGCAGCGGCCCGTGCGGCCCATTTCTGGGCTATGGCGCGGGCTTGGTCGCATGTCAGCGTCCCGTGCCGCCCTATGGCCTCGCGCCGCCAGCGGCCCGCATTATCGCGCCACTGGTAACAATAGGTTTTAACCCCGGCGGGGGTTACGCGAAGGCTGAAGCCGATGATCTCGGCATCCCTGATCTCATACAGCTTGCCCGTTGCGGCAAGACCGTCAATCAGCCGCTTGGTCAGACGCTGTTTTACCACGATACTCTCCGCATTCTGAATCGCGGCATTGCCTCTGCAATCTCGTTTATTTGCAGGCAGGGAATGCCGCGCTCGGACCACATATCAGCGACGAAAGGGTCATCATCAAAGGCGCATAAGGTGTTATCGCAAGTAAAATTATAAATATCTGCCCACTGGGCCTTAAGAGTAACCGGGTCCAGATCGTTGTCGGCTGGGCGCATTACAAGGTCGTGATATGGCGCTTTATTATGTCCCAGCCAAGCGATGGTTTTTGCCTTAGCAATCTCGCTCCTGCCAGTTAAGATAGTGATATGGTGATCCAGATGAAGCCCGCGCATGATTGCGATGACGTGCTTTATTGGCGCGTCCTTATCACATAAAGAATGGTATGCAGCCCAGTCTTTTTTATCACCCTGAAGTAGATGGACCCGGTGCTTGCTATCGCAAACGGTGCCGTCAAGGTCAAATATCACTTGGGTCTTGTGCATGGATTACAACCCCGTGGGCGGCAAGGACGGTCAGCACCGCAGCCATATCCTGCGCGACATCGTCCCGGTTCATTGTAATAGCCGCCATCGGGCTGCGCTTTGCGCGGTGCTGGATAAAGGCGGCGGCCATCATGGCGCTGATATCAGCGGTTTCCGCTGGGGTGACTTCCGGTTTTTTGCCTTCAATTTTTGGGGTCTTTGCCATTATGATCTCCTTGGCGTTGCGTTCGGCCTCTAAAACACTGCACAGCTTTTCGATATAGGCTGGCACCTCGCGGCTGCCGTCGCCGTAACAGCGGGCCGATGAAAAGCTGACCTGAAGGGTTGCGGCGGTTTCCTTTAGGCTCAAGCCGCCCATGCGGATGCGCCATTGGCGAAATTCCTGTGCGTTCAAAATTGGTCCCCACCATTACGTTGCATCCCCCATGCCCGGCAATTGTGCCGCATAGTGGCATATCAATCAAGCCCCCGCCGGATACCGCGCACAGGGGCCGTGGCAACGCAGTGGCAACAGCCGCGCATGAAATGGCGTGGGATGGCGTGGGGAGAACGGGGGAGCCGCAACGGCAAAAGGCCCCGCAAGCTATTGCAGGGCCTTGATAAAATCGGATGAAATTGGTTGCGGGGGTGAGATTTGAACTCACGACCTTCAGGTTATGAGCCTGAATTAAAACATTGAATTTTAGGCCGATTCCATTCGGCGGCAACGGGGTGGCAACGGGCGCGGGCGATGGGCTGGTCATGGCGGCACCATACCCTGCCGGGGCCGGATTT